GAGATCATCCACTTGCAACAGCGTCACACCTGCTGCTGCAGCCATTTGAACCTGAACTGCTGTTACTTCTTGCTTTGCCATTTTTCCTTCTCCTAATTATCCACTTTCGTGGTTTGTGTTATTCCCTGATCAACTGCGCGGTCAGACTCGACGTGTTGTTGATTGAAAGATCGTTTGCATTGCTGCTTTGCTGCGCCCACTGGAAGGACAAGACGCCAGCAACTGTGACCACTGCGACACCCTCGATGTCGAGGTAGTCCGAAGCTCCTACCGTCGTGATGGTTGCGTAGTTCGACGTTGAATTGAAAAACGTTGGATTACGTTGAGCGTCCGCACCGTTGATCCTGTTCTGCTGTATGAAGCGCGTTCGAGCAATGCTGCCTGTGAAGTTCAGCCGGTACTGTATGCCCATGCCGCCAGCCGTGTTAGCCGAGAGAATGGCTATGAGGTGGATCCTGTACGTGCCGACAGGCAACGTCATCGTAAGTTCGGCGTCATCGGATAAGACAATGTCGGTGTTCGTACTCTCAGTAGTCGCCTTCTCCCTCGCAACGCTGAACCCACTTACTACAAAATCATTGCCGGTGTCATCGGTGAACATGAGCGTGTTGGGATTGTCGTTGCGCACCCAGACCTGACCATCACCCAGTACGTCTGCCTCAGCCGCTGCCTGTTCTCCAATGAAAATGGGAGGGCAAACGAGTTTCGCGAAGCTGCTCTGTGCGATTTCGAAGATACCCGAACCGAAGTCTGCACCTGCAATACCCCATTGAAGTGTTGGTCCGAGATTCTGTACAAACGTTGCTGAGTTGTCGGAAGGATTGCGGAAGTGTATAGCTGTGCTGACACCAAGCTTCAGATCAAATACCGCATTGTCAAACGTCCAGTCGCCTGTGATCGTCTGGTTAGCCGCAGGATCGAAGCTGGTACTAAGATCAGCTGTGGTCAGTACGCGTTCAAGGCCTGCACCAGTATTTAAGTTGTTAGCGAGGAAGCCACCGTCTGCTGCGGCAGCAGTCTCAGCTACGGTCGTACCTACCTGAGCGTGTTGGAATCTGACTGCAACGCCGAAATCTACTTCGACCTGCGCACCGTTCAGGCCACCGATAATTACATTGCTACCTGCGGTACCGGCACCATTGATGTTGATAAATAATGTAGCGTTGAAGCCGCCCGAACTTTGTCGAGTCTGAATATTCTGACGGTTGATCTGCATCATGCCCATCGTGCCAGTCAGGTTAGGACCGATATTCAAAGCAACGTTGGCGTACGGAGAAATCGTTTGACTGACTGACTCTGAACTCGTGGCGTTAATCGAAGCAATGATCAGTGGGTCTGGGATTGCTCCTCCTGCAGCGACATAATTTCCCTCTTCGTTGAGGAAGTCAGTCGCAACGCCAGCATTTGATAACGAGACTCCGTTGACCGACACGCCCGTGATCGCAGCATCAAGGTTAACGATAGGATTGACCGGGTCGGCGACATTGACACTGATGTTCGTGCCACCAACAACCGAATCCACCTGACCACCCGGCACTACGAGGTCACCTATGGTCAGAACACGTTCCAGACCAGCACCGGTCAATGTGTTGTTGACTGACAAGCCACCAGCTGCAGGAGCGAGCGACAATGCAATGGTATCCAAGCCACCTCTGAGAAGACTGACCTCTGCGCCTGAGCGAAGTTGTGAATCTGCTCCACCCGTTCCACCAAAGAATGCTGTGCCGTCATCCTGAATGCGGATCAAGTCGTTGCCGCCAACTTGCACGACGTACTGATACGCACCACCACCGAGATTGCTCGACTCCAAGCTCACGTCACCGTTCAGGGCTCGCAACAGCAAGCCAGCACTTGCAACGATTTGGTAATTACTCTGAAGCTGATTCAATCCAATGTTAATTAGGAGATCACCACCAGTGTCTTCCCAGTTCACACCGTCAACATTGAACAGCAAGTCGCCGGTTGCTTGCCCAGTGAGATCAACGTCGCTTAATGCAGCGAGTGTAGTAACACCTCCGGGGATCGTGATTGTCTTGGTACTTCCTACACCGCTCGCTGCTACACCAGCACCGACAAAGTCCAACGTGGTGGCTCCACCCGCAAGCGGTACGCCTTCGTCCTCAACGATGATCGATGCAAGTAGTGCCAAATCGTCAGACGCAACTTTACGGCTGACTGTCTCGCCACCTTCAATGGTCTGCACCTCGAAGAAACTGTTCGGTCCATCCAACGGCAACGTCGCAAGGGGCAGACTTGAAATTGCTATGTTAGGCATTATTGGCTTCCTCGTTTCCGGCAATTTCCGATGGTTCAAGCACACGTAGCCTGCCGTCTTCCGTCACACGTGGACTTGTACCGGGAGCGTCACGCACACCACCGATGAAGTTCACATTCGGGTCCGGACCTCCTGTCGTCAGGTCTTGGTCGGGTCGATAGAACGGCAGCGTGATGCGATCTGCCTGACGTGGAGCCAGACGATACGGATCGTAATCATCGAGGTCATCGATGCAGACCTTAATCCCCGGACTGTTCGGGTCCGAGTGCAGGTCTTCCAGAAAAAACTTGCAACTACATCGGGCACAGATCCCGATGCCGAACGTTGTTTTCCCAGTTGGATCTAAAAAAATTGGCATGCTTACCTCGTGTACGGTGCAATGTTAGGACGCAAGTAGGCTTCCGACTCGTCGGTCTCACCTGTCCATGCGTCTTTCAAATATTTTTCTGCGTCGGTGTCGATGAACGGCAACTGTGAGACGTCCACCTCTTTAATCTCGCGACTCAGCTGTCGAGCAAGTTCACAAATAATTGCAAGGTACCAACGATCAGGCACCTCCAGTTCGTCTGTCAGTGCACCGACGTCCTGCAACTGTCGCTGCACGAAACCTGTGATCTGATCGAATGTAAATTCTGCACCGGGGCTCGGCCACAACTCGATCTCCGGTCGTATGCGTCGCTTGTCGTACCAGAACTGTGTCGGTCGGCCAGTGCTTGCCTTGTCAGGCAGGTTGGCGTAGTCATTCCGATTGAGTTTGTACATCGGAATTTCGTTGGGCTTGTTCTGGTAGACCAACTCAATCACATCGAGCACCGTAGTACCGGTCGCACGCAGTCGCCATGAATCGAATTCCACGACGCGAGTAGGTGCCTGCACATCTTCCCAGATCCACTCATTAGCAACGACTTCCTGTTCGGTACGCGTGATGTAAGGAGTTGCCGTCACGAAGTTATCGTTCGACGCTTCGATCACATAGTCCCACGTCCCAGAGACGTTGGGCATGATGCCAAAGGTACTGATTGCCATCGCACTGTCGAGCAACATGGTGATCGTGCCCAGTGCTGCCAGCTGTGTGCACGCTGTGGTCAGGTCTCCATCGAACGCATTACCAGCTACACCTTCCGATGCAGTTGCGTCGCCAGTGAGTCGGTTCTGATTCCGCAGGTTGATCGTGTACGTGTCCACGGTACCGAGAGGACACGGCACCGTCTGGTTGCGTTCGTAGATCGGCAGGATGATCGGATCCACATTCCACAGCTTGATGCCCTTGTTGCTGAGCGTCATGGTAAACAACCACAGCAGGTCGAGAGCAATCGTCAGATGCTCACCTGTGATCTGTTGCTCAACCATCTTGCAACGCCGGAAGGCGTGGTCGATGATTTGCTGGTTCAAGAAAACTGTTGAACCGACTGTTCCTGTTGTTGGCATCTATCTCGCTCCGCGTGTACGCATTCCTCGTCCACCGCTTGGACGTTGCTGATGTCCGCGAGGGCGAGGAGCCTTGATGTGCTTATCCATTACATCCTCAGCTTCCCGCCTCGCTATTTTTTTATGCTGCCACCTCTCGCATAACCAACGCTGCCACCTTTGCACTTGACGTTCTTCGGCATGCCTGCCGCTGAAGCTTTCAAGGGTGCTTTCATCGGGCCTTTCTTCGGATGCAGGACTTTTTTGGCATGCTTAATAGCAGCATCAGCCAGTGCACCTCCACCGCTATCGACCCTGCCACCCTTATGCAATCCGGGCTTCAGTCGCCCAGTGCCACCGGCTTCTCGCTCGGCCTGATTGCGGGCATTCTTTCCGCGACGCGCAGGCTGAACACCATGGTCCATGGTCTTCTGCTTGCCCTTCTTCATCTTGAACTCATCGGAGGTGTCGCCGCTCGCACCGTATTTCTTGACCGCACCACCGTACATGTAGCCCATCTTCGCGCCAGCCTTTTTCAGCTTGCCATGCATGCCACCTTTCATGTAGCCGCCCTTGGCACGAGGTGTCGTGATCGTCACGTCATCGACTTGGATCTCACGCTCCGGTCCCATGAAGCCGCCCGCCATTTTCTTCACTGCTCCGCCACGCTTGTAGCCTTTCACGCTACGGGAACCAGTGAAGCCCTGTTCCGCAGGAAATTCAAATTCCCCGTATGTTAATCCAACGTTCTTTTTCATTTCACTACTCCACTATGTCTGGATCTGCAGGCGGACGAGTGTCGTCAAACTCCTGCCCCTGTCCTACGTTAATGATGTCGTTGAGCCACTGTCGCGTGCGTTCTTCCACCCAGTCCTCATCATCCAAACCGGCATCAGGTCGGGAAGGTGGGTTCGGGGGAACAAAGTCTGGACTGGTCGGGTCCGCTGTATGGTTCGGGTAAATGCGCAAGAAACCGTTCAACGCTTCGTCGTTGATATTCTTGTTCGCTTGAATAGTTAAGTTGATCGGTATCGCTGCCATCTCAATTTCCTATGGTTCGTTATCCGCGTTGCCTTCCCAGATACCCGTAACTATGTTAGCTGGGATTGCAATCTCTCGAATCTCAACCTGCACAATGCCGCCATGTGTGGAGGTTGCCGGGTCAAGATTAGCATCCACCAGTTCCAGATTCTGGGTAACAGGGAGCCACTCGTTGAATCCGGACCACCCAGTAAATACGGGAGAGAGGTTACCAACGTTTAGTGGTACGAGTTGCGCCTCAAAGAACGCTGCACTTGCACCACCATCGTCGATCCACTGTGTGCCAAATTGCACATCCTGCCAAAGCGGAGTCCCTGTATTTGCCTCAGCACTGAATTGGTATATGCCTCCGGGAGTAAGCCGCACACCTACATTAGATGCATCCGTACCGAAAGACTGTACGTTCTCAAAGACGTTCGCCTGTAACGTCACGTTGCCCAGAGCTACAATTGGTGTTGCCAAGTCAGTATTGATTTCCCCGGTCCAGATTGCGAAGTCCACCGAAGCCGGGTTGATTGCTCCCGCAGACGGGTTGATCATCACAAACCGAATCGAGTCTGCGACGACCACGTTCGCTTGCAATACCATGTCATCAAAAGAACTCGCATCACTCAGCGGAATCAATCGCACGGTTGTACCAAGCGGAGCTGCTCCTGCGGCTACCGCTACATCAATGGTCTGAGAGCTATTCGATAGGACAAGGGGAAAGTCCAGCGTCGTCGTATAGACCTGAATGTTCCTGAAGACTGTGTCGAATCTACGCACCGGTACCCTCCAGCATTCTCCAGCGTGCCGTGCCGGTGTCGTCATACCAGAGCCAGACGCACTCGTCAGGTCCGATGATGTACGTCACACCGGTCGAAGTAATGAACCGGTTCGCTGCGAGACTAAGGACGTCTTGGTGGGTCAGTGAGATATTGAACGCGCCAGTGTTGTAAAGGCAGATCCTATCTCCGTCCTGAGCGAACCCAAAGGAAGAATCAATCCCGGTGATATTACGAGCAGCGTCGCTGTTGATCAAGTTCATCGTTCGCTGGTTGTTGTTCTGGCCCAGCTGGTAGTCGTTCTGATTCGCTACGATCTGCGCAGCAACGAGACTGCCATTGTTCATCACTCCGTCTATTCGAGCGCGTCCTGTGACCCGCAGCGCTTGAACACGAGTGGCATTCGCGCTCTGCATCGCGCTGACAAACAGCGTAGACGAATCGGCAACGGACCCACCGTTCAGGATAGTCGAGATGGAATTGATCTTGAATGCTTGGACGTCGCTCATGGCGAGTCCGTTGATGTCTATCGTGCCGCCCGCAGTCCAAAGGATGTCACTGTACTCACCCCCCACTGATGGTGATCGTAAGTTTGGCCCAGAGAAAATCGTAAACCAGTTAGCTGCGGGTAGCGTTGCGGTGTCACCGATACTGAGATGCGCAAAGTCCAGCTGTAAACCGTCAACAGCCGTGGGAGTGCGCAGAATAATTTCGCCTGCTGATGGACCTGTAAATTCGAGGTCTCCACCCGTAGCGAATTCGAAATTGAATGTTGCTCCGTCCCACCTGACCAAGACGTCGTTGCCGGTGCCAAACTCGATGCCAGCGTTGTCATCAAAGCGCATGCGGAAGGCAGAGTTAGTGAAATCTATCGGAGCTACGCCACTGTGGAATATAAAGTTGCCGGTGTTCATTGCGGAGTTGATGCCGCGCAGTGTCGTGATACCGGTGCCGGGGATGTTCGGGAAGTCGATCAGATTGAGCGTGCCTATCGTTGCACCACCACCCATGCCTCCCGGCGCTTTCGGTGCAAAGTAGTTGACCGTCGTAATTGAAACTGCACCACCGCTGTCATCGAAGATACACGTTGCGAAGTACGACTCGTGCGATGTCAGCACGAACGTACCGGCAACGTTCGGACCCATGCGAATTTGCGAACGAACAGCGTTCTGCTGTGATCCCGTTCGTGCGCCACCTGCCGCGCTGACACGGAACTGCGGCTGGTTGATCATCGTGTAGATGGGACCAGTGTTGGCCCCATCACATGTGATCAATGTCGATTGAGCGAACAGCGACTGCGAGTTGAACAGGTTGCCCTGCTCAGTCATTATGACCTCGCCGTTCCAAGCAACAAAGTTCGGAGCACCATCATTGCCGATTGGTCCACCACCCGGTACGGCTGATGTTATGGAACTGCTCCAAGAGAAGAAGGCTAGAAGGCTTGGATCTGTGCGCGTAAAATCATCCGGATAGGCTTCAGTGGTGCCAAAGCCATCGACAACGCGCTGGGAGGAAAAGAGCCGTTGTGTAGCAATGCCGAAGTCCAGCTTGAGTGGGGCGACGTTGAAGAAATCGACTCCGGCATTGTCTTCGAGAATGAAAACGTCACCGATGGAGATAGCAGCGTCACGGAACGTGATCGCTCCGTTCGCTGCAGTGACTTCGATCTTGGGTTGCGTGACACCCGTTGCATCGTAGGTGTCTTGCATGGTGCTCGAACCACCGGGAATGGTGATCGTCTTGGTCGTGCCTGCGCCGGAAGCGGTAACGCCCGCACCGACGAAGTCAAGGGTGTCGGCTGGAACACCAACCGGCACACCCTCGTCTTCAACGACGATGGTGCTCGCACCACCTCCGCCTGCTAACCAGTCATAGTCGTAGTTATCTGCGGTGAGCTTGGTAAGGACGAAACCGGGCGCACCGTCATCCGGAATCTGTATTGCTACGATCCCAGAGAAACCCAGACCTGACTGTGCGGGCATGGGTTACCTCAGAGAGCTGCGTTAATCGCGTCTCGCGCTGTAGCGAGTCTCGATCTATCTCCTGCAAGCTCTTGTTCTCGACTGGCGAGTTCATCAGCTCTCTGGTGGAGTGAGGTTTCGACATCACCCAACTCATCCTCACGGATTTGAAGGGCTCTCTTTTCTGATTCCACGGCAGCCATGGCGTTCTCGGCACGGTTGAGCGCTAATTTTGCGCCCTCGTTCCGACTCGCTGCCTCGTCGGTCAGTCGGTTTGCTTCTTGTGTTGCTTTTTCTACGATCAATTCCGCTTGATTCTTGGCTTCGGACGCAATGTTCTCAGCCTGATCAAGTGCGGCATCGACTGCTCCCTGCGCAGCTGCTTGCTCACTTTCGATGGAAGCACGTATTTTAAGGATCTCACTGGCTGGACCAGCGAGGGCAATTTGCTCGCGTGCAGATTCCTCAGCGGCTTTGAGCTGGTCTATCTTGCTCTTCAGTCGCTGAGGATCAGCGAGCAGTTCCAGAGCATCAAAGGACTGCCCTGAGCTTGCGGCAATACCTGCTCCACTCATGATACTGCTCCCGCTTGGATGACGTTAAAGTTAACCACGCCCGTGTTGGCAGCAATGTTGAGCCGACATGCCGTAGGCGGGAAGGCATAGTTGCCATCCGCGTTCGCAGTCTGCCCGACAAGCGTTGGATGTGGGAACCACACTGCTGTTGCTGGGTTGAAGGCTTCATCGAACACGTCATCAAACGTGTGCTCGACGGTGTACGTTGCCGTGGCACTGAGATCAACACTCAACCCGATGTTAGTCGGGTTGAGGTATTGGTCAATCGGTACAGGATCACCGATCTCAGCACCACCAGCACTGAAGCTTTGTCGTACTGGTCTCATGTCAGCTCTCCTTAGCTACGCTCGGTCGCTGCGAAGAGGTAATCGAGATCCAGAGTTACGGCACCCGAAGCACCAGCGAAGACGCTGATCGTCGGAGCCAAAGGTCCAACCGGCAACGTTGATGCGTCGAGGAAGCCCAGAGGCGTACCGTTGGCACCGTAGTAAATCCGATCTTGTCCATCCCAGTAGAACTCGACAGTGAACGACGTGGCAGCAGCAATCGTTGCGACGGCAAGCGCTACATCGATGTCTGCGCTACCAGATCGAAGCAAGACATCCAGATCGAAATCAGCTGTGTCCTTACGGAACTGGATACAGTTGTTGGGGACCAGAGCAGCACTATCGGCCAGACCGACGTTGATGTTGACCTCGTCGGCAATGTCCACTTCAATCTTCGCGCGGAAGTAGGTCGGCCTCGGTTGGGTGATGTCGAAGTTATCCGGGAGTTTGATGAGCGACTCTTCGTTGGTCGCCACCGCTCCAGTTATAAGCCGCAGTACACCACCGTCAGCAGCTACCTGTGCAGTCGAACCGGTGCTAACGGCTGTCCACTGCGCAGCAATAAATTCATCGAAATCTTCCATGAAATTATGGAAGCGTGTGGGATCGAGTTGCGCCATCGAACCGAACAAAGCGGCGGCATTACGGTTGTTGAGACCGTTCTCGAAATTGGTCATTTGAATATTAACTAAACCCATCTTGGTTTCTCCAATTCACGTATGGAGAAGTTAGGGGGGACATTCGATAGCCCCCCCACCCTTCTGCGTTGTTGGGACTTACTTACAGTCCCGGTGTGCCGTAAACCGCACGCGGGTCCGTCCAGTCCGGAATGTAACGTTCCGTGGACTTGTACCGCATGGAATCGGTCTCGAAATCACCTTCCATCGACTTCTCCAGCCCGCGACGTTTCATCAGCTGCAAGCCGCGAGGTGCATCCGTCTGGACCCACCATGCAGTTGTGCTCGTGATACGCGACAGATTGGCCTGACCTTGAGACAGGAGTCCCATCGACAAGATCGGGTTGATGTCGTTGTTAGCTGTGCCAGCTCGCAAGACGCTCTTCAGCAGAACTTCTGCTTGGAACACCTGACTCGGACCAGTGACAATCTTGAGAGGCTGCAAACGAATCCGCTTGCCGTTATTGTCCACGGCATTACGGATCTGAATGAGCATCTGCTCAAGCGACGTCTGCGATAAAGCTGCAGCTGTCGTCAACAGGTTCGAGAACACGCCACCAGCAGATCCACCCGGTGCTATTGGGTGATTGGTAACGTTCAGCGCTACACCGTCACCACCCACGAACGCACCGTTGAAGGCACGATTGAGGATGTTGGCGCAAAGCGTCTCTTTCGTTTCGATCATAGACTGGGCGAGATGCTCAGAATAGATCCGACCGATACGAATGTGGTCGCCGTCTTCGACCAAGACTTTGGTAAGCGCGAACGCCAGACCGAAGACCTTGTAGACGTAACGCTGAATGAACAGCACTCCGCCTGCGTCGAATGTCACCGGGGTGCCGTCAGGCATCTCCGGCGCAGCATTGAATCCGAAGAGGACTGGCTCTTCATGGTACGAACGGGGGGTACCCTTTCGATCCGTGAAAACACCTTTCCATTCATCGGCGCGTTGGTTGTAAATTCCGTCAAATGTCTCGTTAAGGATCGGCTCAACAATTGATCGGAAGTCGGTACTTCTCATTGGGACTGCCATGAGTTATGACTCCAAAGTGATGACTACGTGCTCATCACTAATCAGGATCAGATAGCCGCGCGAACTGCGACGTACTGATGATCAGAGAGCTGGACCTGAACGACGGTGAACAAGTCACCGATGATATTATCAGGGGCGGGGTTTACACCGATGACTCTGCAATCCGTACCTGCACCACCTGCGTGATCGAGCGCAACGTTTGACAGACCAGTCACGGTGTTACCACCAAGAGCAGTGAAGTCAAACTGTGCGCCGATATCGATAAGCGGGAACGAGTCATTGGATTGTATCTCGTAAATGAGATACGGGTCTTCGGTGTAGTAGGCGACAATATCCGTGCCCACTTCATTCGCAATCCACCGATTGCCTACGCGACGACGACCGTCGGTACCAGTCCACTCAACTCCCATGAAGGAGCCGATGACCGGGTTACCGGGGGCAACGAGCCCCAAGGTGCCGTTAGCTAATTGCGCTACCGGTGAAAATTGAAAGATGTCCGTAGCGAAGCCCGACGCAATCGTTGTCTGCAGCTGGCGGATAATGCCAGATGGATGGAACGCCGGTTTCAACCCGAACGGAGATGCTACTGAACTCATTAGAGAGCCCTCCGGTTAAGTTAATACTCATCCGGAACTTCCCCCGTCGCAAGTGCGAACGCAGGAGGTTCTGGAGCCACTCCCAACGCTGCTGTGCCATCTTCAAGTTCAAGGCTTACCACACCGCGTTTTGCTGCGGCGTTCATCTCTTGTTCCATCGCACGGATTTGGCTGCTCAACTTCTCTTCTTCGCTGAGAGGTTGCTCGTGATGATTGATGTACATGTACGATTCGTACAATTCGAGAGGAAGCTTGAAAGCAATCATCTCGTTGACACCAATACAGCCTTCCCACTCACCGGTCTTGAGGGACGCATGGTCCCAACCGGCTATGTCCGCAGCTCTAATCGGCTCGTAGCCCAGCCGAATGCGCGCATGAATCGGGTCGCGTGGATTTTCCG